TATTATAGACCAGACGATGTTCGTGGAAAACCAGACCATCAACAGTCATTACACCACCAGAGAAGAACGGGTTATCTTTACCACGATCAGCACCAGTAACAACAGCCCTTTGATAATCGGCATCAGCTTTAAGTTGAGCCAAACCTTCAGGACGAATGAAACAAACATAATACTCTTTACCAGCAGCATTCAGAGGTTTCAGATATTGAACCTTAGCAAATACAACAGCTTGTAATACAGCTTTGTAAGTAAGGGTATCAGTAGCTAAGAGAGTAGCATTAGTAGAAGCAGTTAATACAGAGTTAACACCATCCCATCTACGAATACGGTTTGCAGTAGGAGCAGTAACATTACTAGCGAAAGCTAATGATGCAAAAGCACCAGAGGTACGTGGAGAACCGTTGTTGTTGAAGGCATATGAGATACCTGACAAAGTTAAGAATGCCAGTTGATCCATACGGTTAGCTAACCAGAAAGACAGACGTTCTTTAGCATTTTCTCTAAAGTTAATAACAGTCTTTTGTTCTGCTAATTTACCTTTTTGACGTAAGCCATGTGAGATAAGATCAACAGTAATTTTAGTGCTATACGTTTGCATAGCTTCTTCACTACCTTCTCTCTCATTATCTCCAACTACACCATCTTCTACCAAATCAGATAACAGTTGCATAATAACCAACTCGCCCTTTTCAGTCTTAGTCAGTTCAGTAATACGTTGAATAACTGCTTCAGTGCTGCCAGTAAATTTGGAAATGAAAGCTAAATCACGAGCTTGTTTCCATAGATCCTTAGACCAAATCATTTTTTGATCAGCAGTTAAAGCAGCAAAGTTAGTTAATGCCATTTTTTATTCCTTTATTCAATTAAAAATTATACTTCAGTTAGTTTAAAACATTCCCTTGTATTTCGGAACAGGAAGCCGACCTATTATCGTAGAGGTGTACGAATACTATAAACACTTAAAGTGCTGTATTGTTTGGCAGTCCTAAGTAGATTCGAACTACTAATCTCAGAATCAAAATCTGATGTGTTACCATTACACTATAGAACAATTATTTGGTCTCCATAAAAGGAATCTAACCTTTATCTCACCATCCCAAATGGTGCGCTAGAACAATGTCAGCTATACGGAGAAAGCCTAGAGATTGGTTTCAATGGAGCTAGGCCTCCACGTATCACAGACCCTTAGGTCATTGGAAATTAATCGCCTCGGAGAATACTCTTCTCTCTAGCTGTTAATTTACTAAAATCTCTTTCACTCATTTTACTAATGTTTATTGAGGAGGCATCAGCAGATCGAGAGGAACCGCTTTTCACTTTAGTTGGTTGGGAGGCAGCAGCCTTAGCCGCTTTCTTACCAGCTTCTACAGTTCTCTTATTGCCAAGAGATTTCTTAGCTTCTACTTCATCTTTACTGTAGAAAGGAGCTACCTTACCAACTGCTAACTTCAAACCTTCGGTCTTAGTTTTACCAGCGGCAATATAGCCAGCTAAGAGAGTGTTTACTGTCTCAACCGCTTCTTCATTATATGATTTGTTCTTAGAGTCTAAGAATGGATATTTAGCTTCTATAGTGTCTACATAGTTATCAAAACGATCTTGTTCAATAACAGCAGATGAATCTGTTTTAGCTTTGGAAGTAACACTAGATTCAATACCTTTAATAAGATTCATCATTTCTGATTGACGTTCTTTATTAATTGTATTACGTAGTTTAGTAGCTTTACCAATCTCACCTTCAATAATTAAGGAAATATAATCTTCCTCAGCCCTATCGAAATCATAAGTACTAGCTTCTACTTCAGGTGTTCTGGTTGATTCTTGAGATTTATTAGATGCATTAATCAACTTCTCTAGTTGGTTTTCTAACCAAAGATTACGCTCTTTAGCATCTTCTCTTTGTTGGATAACTTCATCTAGTCGTGACTTAGGGATTCTAGGTTCATTTTTAGTAGGGACCTCTTCTTCCTCTTCATCTTCTTCCTCTTCGGATTCTACATCATCCTCAGTACTTTCAATCTCATCCTCATCACCTTCAAAGTCATCACCTCGGTCTTCCTCTTCCTCAATCTCAACTTCTTCAATTTCCGTATCTTCAATATATTTAGCCATTCTTATTCTCTATTTGTCGTTTAGTTACGTTAACACTATTGAGTAGTGAACTTATTACTCTTACTTAAGTTATCTTTAGCAGTAATAACCTGTAAGTTTGATGGAATATGTAATCCAGAAACCAAACAACCCTGTAAAGGAATAATATGGTCTACGTGATGTTTTATTCCAGTTTCTTTAGTTAAAATATTAGCCATTTTATAAAACATTTCAACCTCTTTGAATTGCTCTTTAGTTAACCAAGAAGGAACCCTACTTTTTAAAGAGGCTCTTCTTTTACTATTAGCCGCATTAACTTTAGACTTATTCAATTTTTGATATTCTCTAATTTTAATTGATATACTTTCTTTATTATTTTCATAATGATTTGATATAGCAACCTTATTCTCGTTTCTCCATTTACTATTATACTCTGCCTTTCTTAATGGATTTAATAGATCTCTTAACCTATTCTTTTCATTATGACAAAGTTTACAGTGTGAACTTCTTCCTGAGATTAATTTAGAATTCTTACAAAAAGAATCTAAAGATTTCTCTATTAAACAAACAGAGCATTTCTTCATAGTGAGCCTAGTTGTTTAACATGTTATTAGCTATTCTATTAGTCCATCCCTTACCCTGAGAATCCCAGATTTTACAGGAGGTATAGAACAGCAATCTATTTGCGTTGAAATGTAATCTAAGTGAAGATCCATAACTATTAGACCTGTGTATAGTGTCTTGACCTAAAACTCCATCGGGTTTTGAGCCTATAGTTTTTTGTAGTATCTTAATCGCTCTAGATATTCCGCAGTTTACAGCACAATCAAATATATCAAAAGAGACTTCGGGTGGTAGTTGATCTAAATCAATTTCATCCCAATAGTCTCTTTTGTAGATCACTTTAGCATCACCAATCGTTAAATTGGGAATATCCAAAGTAGGATAAGCAGCAGCGGAAATACCGTACTTACTTCCCTTAAGTATTCCATATCCCACAGCACCAGCAGTCCAATTGCCAGAATCATTTTTATCGAGGGATAAAGAACCTTCGTTTTTAAATAGGGTATTAAAGGCATTATCAAAGTCCATTAAATCTGTCCTAGTTGTGGTTGATTACTAACATTAGATGTATCGGCAGGAGTTGGAGGAACTTGAGGGTTTTCTTGAGATTCTCCTGTCTCACTCTCTTCTTTGCCTATAGAGGCCATTAGAGCGTCCATTAACGGGGCTAATTTAGGATTGGCAGCTATGAGTACCGCTACATCAGCTATCGTCTTAAGAGTGTCACTATCCTTCGCTTTTGACTTAGATTCAGTTTCTTCCAATTCCTTTTGAAGCTTCTGAAGTTCTAATTGCTGTTGTTGCATTTGGATTTGTTGTTGCTCTGGAGAAGGACCGCCTTCCAACTCTTTAGCAATCTCATTCTTACGTGATAGAGTGCTCATTCTAACCATTTCAGCATCAGGTATCTGAACACCAAATTTTCTCATTTCTATTGCCTGAGCAAACTGAGCATTCTGAAAGGTGATTTGAGTAGGTACATCTGCAATTACAACATCATATCTACCAATACTCATATCATTAATTAAACGAGAAGGATCTTCTGGATTCTCTTGATTAATAGTTAATGCAGAATTACTATTCTTACCATTCTGATCTTCAGGCCCAGTAATAATGAAGGTACGTTCCTGAGTATAAAAAGATTGTATCAACTTTAGAATACGATCAGCAATCATGTTACGTGTTCTAAAAAGATTATCGATAGGTGCTGCTAATTGTATGGCTGATTGATGAACTCTTGATTGAATAGCAGTACCACTAACCTCCGGGCCTTTGCCCCCTTGGAAAGTTTCAGATACACCGCTTATCAATCTAATTAAATCTACACCAGATGTAACTAGATCTTTAAGACCCATAGGTACTTGGTTAGGTTCAATCTTTTGAGGAGGAGTCATCCCTCTCTTATACTCTAGCACTAATCCTGTTTGTGATCCAGTAACTTCTAGATCTTCGGTATCCATATTTACTAGAGAACCTTCTTCAATCATCCATCCAGAGTTAGCAGTAGTATTCACAGTATGAAGAATCTGTGAATATACTTTATTCAACATTTCCTGAGTCTTAATAAGATTATCTACTAGACCTATAGTTACTCCTCTACGAAAGTAGGGAAAGTATGGTACAACAGTAAAATTATCATAAGGACTCCACTCATCAAACAGGACTACATCTCTAGTAGTAACTGTCCACCTGATTCTCTTAGTGACTTTCTTAATAAGCTCATAATCATTCTCTTTGGCATACTGCTTCTTTTCAGCAGGTTTTAAGGAATCAGGTACGGGGTAGAGATCACCTGAGGCTGCATCAAAGTAGAATTCTCTATTCTGTAGTTTCCAGTATTGACGAGAGATTAGGCGAGCATGTTTAATATCAGTAATGTCAGTATAGAAGGCTGAGTATTGATTAATGGTTCCAAACTTATTCCTTTCTTCTTCATAAGAGCCATGTCCAAAGTCAGGTTCATAATCTACCCTTGATTCTATTTTCCTCCATTTAGCTAAGCCATATGTCTCTTTAATATCATCAAAGGACATCCAACTACAAATCATTACATCATTCCAATCATCTGGATCATAACTTTTAGAATCTGGATCAGGAATAACATCTAAGGGATCTAAGACTTCTATAGAAATATCTCCATAGGCATTCTCATTAAAATCCATTTTAACATCGAAGTAGCCCCTTTGCTGGATAAGACCATCAGCAAAGACAGTGCTCTCTTTCCAGGGATACTTATCTCTGTCAGTAATGTACATACTTAACTTAGATAAAATATCACTTATATCTTGATCATCCACTTCTCTTGGCTTATAAGCTATATCCATTCTGGATTGTGTCTGATAGCCTATTACAGTATTGACAGTACTAAAGATGATATTCTCTTCTAGATAAGGCCTACCCATATCATCAAGAGCTTTCTTATCCTCATCAGACCACTGCCTTCCTCCGCCTAAATAGAAATTCTCACAGAGCTTAGCTTGTGCTTCATAGGAGTGATGACCACGAGTAAGGGCGGTCATATAGCGTTTCCATTGATTATTAGCTAAGGTATAATCATTTACCTTCTTACCATCAGCGCCTGTATCTACAGTGCCAGCATCAAATGCTTGACCATTACTCATTTTGTTTCCTTTATCATTATGAAATTTTCCAATTCTTAACAGAGATCTGACGAGTAGCAGCTTTCATAAACTCATTACGGAAAGACCTACTTTTAGGTAAAGTAATACCGACTGCCAAGTATCTGAAAGAATCTGCGGGATCTGATGCCCAATTATGTACAGGGGTATCTTTAAATATCTGAGATTTTTCATCCCATTGTTTTGTATAGTTTCTAAGACCATCTAATCCCATCCTACACTTATCTTTATCAAAATGACACTGGGGTAATACCACCCTAACAGCATTAATACCTTCTGATACTGGTAATTTGGAAACTATGTTTAAGCGAGTCCCTTTAAACAACTCTTCAGCGACTTCATATCGAGTTCTACCAGATCCAAACTCCATATTGATAATATCGTGTGGAAAATTATGACCCCTATAGACGTAATTTTTAGATTGAAGAACTTTAGCATAATGCTCCATCCCTTTATTATTAGAAGAGTAATAATCAATTATATGAACCTCTTTACCCATAGTCTGAGTAAACCAAATAGAGGTAGCATCACCAACTCCTAAATCCCACCAAGTTTCAACAGGTGCTGAAGGATCATGTTTAACATTTCCTATTTGTCCATTCTTTTCTAATTCCTCTAAGATAGAAAGGTAATAGAAACCTTGAGAATTAGCAGTCCAAGAATTATAAAACTCTTGCTGTATTAACTCTTCACTCATCCCTGAATCCCTTTCCTCTTGGATAACTTCATCACTTACATATCTATTACCATCTTCATCTAATGTTTGAAGAACGTTATAGTTCTGTACAAACCATTTCTCATTTTTAATAGCCATCTGATATAGATCATGAAAATGATTCTTACCATTAGTACTAGAGTTGAAGGCAGCCCATCCTCTATTTTCAGCAAGAATAGGTCTAATCAAGTTCCAAGCTTTAGGGTTCTGGAAAGCAAACTCTGAGAATACACAGCCTACTGGATTAGCTCCACGAACCTTATCAAATTTATCTGTACCCATGATTTGTATAACAGATCCATTAGTTAATACAATCTTCATATCGGTACTGTTTTTAGATTGGATTAAAGCTTCTGGAATATGATCTAGGAATTTCATCCCACCACCATCAATACCGTCCCATATAACCCGCCGTCCCTGAGCATATTCTGGAAAGAAATAATAATATACCCCTACCCTCTTTAAAGACTCCCTTATCATCATATTAAACATAGTCTTATCTTTACCAGCTCTACGATGGTAAATAGCTATAAAACGACGATACCCTTGATCAACAGCAATCAATAGCTCTTTTTGATATACCCTTGGAACGAAAAGATAAGGTATCGTGATTACACTCATATTATTTCCCTACTCTCTTAGTATCTGTACCCTTAGATTTATCATAGGATCTTAAACCACCAATACCTAATAGCGCAAATAAAGCTGTTATTGCACCGGTATCTGGTATAATAGGGAGTGGGGGTAAACCAAAGCAAAGAGAGATCCAACTTAATAAACTAATACCGATACCATTATAGAACAATGTCATAACACCTACCCACATAGCTGCAGGTCTAGCACCAGATACTTTCCAATCAGTACTATTTGCCTCAATCTTATTGATCTCTAATTGACCAATTTGTAGTTGATATTCATTATTGATTTCAGCAGCAGCCACCGCTAACTTTCCTTTTAGTTCCTCATTTGCATCTGGAAAGATTTTATCTAGTCCAGTCTTAATCAAATCGAAGCCAGCTGTAAATGGATCAAAAGCCATGTTTATTCCTTATTAAAATTTAAGTAGATTATGTGAATTTAACCAATATAGCCCACCAATTACCATTACACCAAAGAGGTATAATATCTTCTCTACAAATAGCTTACCAGCACTCTGAAAGAACTTATCCTCTATCCTCTCAGATACTTTAACAACTAGTGGTTCCATTATTTTATCAGAAACCCTTTCTGCTATCCTATCTATAGTTTCATCATCTAATGGAACTACTCTTCTTTCAACAGTCATTATAAGTTTCCTATAGGGATGATAATACTTTTATCAAAGATTTCAGTACGACCGTTGTGTCTAAGTATGGTTATAGAGTTTGTTAAAGTAAATGTTTTATCTGTGGGTGGTACACCAGTTACCTCAATACCTGTGGCAATGGTGGTTATAATAATCGGATTAACGATTGTAACCCCAGGACTGCCTACCCATGTAGATGCAGTAATTGCATCACCAGTAACTAATCTAGAGATAAGAGGTGTACATTTCCACTGTACTCCACCAAGCTCAATAGTTATTTTACCACTAATAGTTGTAAATATTGGTTCGACAACATCGGATATACCCCCTGATATACATTCGTACATACAGCCATTAGAGATTAAAGGAATTACAATATCTACACCTTTAACATACTCTTTAGCTGGTATACGAGTACCCGGTCTATAATTTAAATAATAGTATTTAGATGAGTTAGGATCATGAGTATCTGAGCTAGTTAGTACTAAGGGCCCTGTATCATCAGTGTAGATAATAGTCATGTTTATACTGCCTCTAAAGCATCTAATGGAAAATGACGAAAACTCTCTACACCCTCTGAATCTAAGTAACTTACTAGTACTTGAAGATTGCCATTCTCTTGATCCACATCAAAAGATGTGACCACTCCACTAATGGCAACTGGAACTTTTTGAATAACACTTTGACCTTTTATAAACATATTAACCTCAATTAAACAGATATTGAATAGGATACATTAACAACATCAGTGGCCGCTACTACTTTAGGTCCACCAGAAAAAGCACCAGCACTAAAAAGAGTACCTGCTGTTGACATAAGAGTAGCTACAGCACCAGTACCTAATACCAAAAAAGCACCTTGTAGAGTACCAGCGAAAGTCATTGTAAACGAGGCAGCAGTTGAAGTAGATTTAACTGCAGCTGATGCAGATGACCACGCAGGAGCAATACGGGCTGCAAACCAAGGGGCATTACTACTACCTGCTTCAACCCAACCGGGATGTGATGTAGCGGTATCCCCATCAGCTACAGCAGTCCAGGAGATAGAGGATATAAGGCCCATATAAGGACCTACTTGTGTAAAGGCTGAACCAGATATATAACTATCTAATAATAAGTTTTTACCAGCAGTACACACTACATTCTCAATAGCCTCTTCCCACTTTAAATTGCCATCACTATCATGACAAGTTACTTCATATCTACCATGAATATCCATATCTTCACTAAGACCACTTAGTTTAGAAGTAGTTGCTAAGGTATTGGATGTACTACTCATTTTATCATTCATTTAATTCTCTTATAGTTATGTTAGTATAATTGATCTATTATCAATTACGCAAATGGATTCATTCGATGATGTTACGTGTGAAACTTCATCTGAAGATGTTACATATAAATTTTTATTAGTTGTTGTTACACAAATAGAATCATTTGATGAAGTTACATATAAATTTTTATTTAAGGAGGATACATATAAATTTTTATTTAGTGAAATTACATAAATAGATTTACCACCAAATAACTCCCTATTAGTATATATCGATGATACATCTAATATTATACCTGATTCTGATACAGTTATAAAAGTTATTACTGATGTACTAATCAGATCTATAATATCTAATGTTTCAATTAAAGAAGTATTATACTTAACTAATGGGGTTAAGGTATCCTGTAAACTTCCAGATTCTAATGTTGTTAGAAACGAATTAATTATTAGAGATTCTGAATCGATAAGGTTTCCAGATTCAGATGAAGAAGGATAATGAGATAGTATAACCCCATTTAGATCTACTAAATTACCCACTTCTCCTATAGTTTGTAAAGTAACCAGGGATGCTCTAGCAGTTACATATATCGGATTGTTAAGTGGAACAGTTATTTGTATTATTTCAGAAATACTAAGAGAGACTATTCTTTCTATGGATACTGTATCTATAATCGTATTACTATCAACTAGATTTGCAAAAGATTTTATTGTAACTGTTTGTGTATCAACTAAGTTTCCACTTTCTATTTGTTGTAGAATTATCTCATCTATTTCGCTGTAATCATCATCCCAATAATCTAATTCTACATAAGCTATTGACACTTAGAATTGTCCTAGATCTAATGGCACCCCAACCGCTATTAGATAGTTTAGACCATTAATTGTTACAGGATCATCTAGATTTAAGGAAGTTCGTGTAAATACGTCAAAGAGTAATAAAGATACGTTATCATTAGATAGTGATAATTTCCATATTTGTACTAATTGTTCTGAAGTAAATAAAGCTTTAAATTCTGTGTTAGTGATTACTCTTGGATTTGGCGGAGTGGGTGCAATAGGGATTGTTCGTTGTGTCACAGATGCAATCAACCGTTTGTTTTGCGTGGTTATGCGCTCCAATTGCAAACTTGCTGCTGCCCATAGTTCTGCTGTGTACGCGGGGTATGCTGTAATTGTTTCGGCTATCGTGCCAGCTGCTACACCGTCCACTGTTACTGCGTTGTTGTTAATAGTTATAATCATGATGCTACCGTAGTTTCAGATGTCATTAGTTGTGTTACCCAGCTTACTAACTGAGTAGTTATCGGTACGCTAATACCTAAGCCACCGTAAGTTGTGTCTGCGGATAATGTGGGCACTCCAAATAAAGGGGTTGTGCCAGCTATCGCTGTGATTGTGTGACTCAATGTGGTTGTTCCAACACCGTTACCACGACTCAATAGCCCTTCAATTTTCCAGCCTGAGGTTTGTGCAGAGCTTGTTTTTCTTGCGGTAATAGTGCCGATAAAAGTGACACAGGAAAAATCAGGAATGACAAGATGATTAGTTGCAGTATGTGTACTTGGCTCATTCATTGTGGAAGTGAACTTCTGCGCTGTCGTTGTAGTGTTAGCAGACGCTGAATATATTCCGGTTTGTTCTGAGGGGAGCGTAAGATTTTCACTGTTTGCCAATACACCAATGACTAATTTCCCTGCTATAGAGTTAGAGGGATTAGTCCCAAACGAAGTGGAGTCTGCACCGCTATTTATATGATAACTGCCACCCACTGCTGTCGCGGCATTAGTGACATTATGGACTGTGCCGCCCAATGCGGAGCTGTAAAATGATGAGATATTACTTGTCCCAATACTGATTGAGTTATCAGCGGTATTAGATTGACCAAAAGTAAACCCCTGAGAGCCACTGACATTGTTGAAGAAGCCAACATTAAGACTATTAACTGCGCCTATATTTGCGGTATTTGCGGAACCTATATTAATAGTTTCCGAGCCGCTGTTTACATTATTAATCCCTATGTTTAATGCTGATGCTGAATTTATGTCACAGCTATTGTTAGCACCTATATTTACTGCATAGCTACCGTCAATGTTGCCATCCCGCCCTAAATTAATACCGTAAATACCAGGAGCAGACCATAGTACCGAGCTACTTAGGCTTCCAGTGCCTTTGGGGAGTAGTACAAGATGCGCGTTAGGGGTCGGCGCTACCACCTGGATACCTGCTGCATTGATTATGTTATTTGGAAAGGCGCTGTCGAAAACATTAGTAATGTTAGGTAGGACATCGCCTATCAGCGCAATAGTTCCATCCTTATCAGGGAATGTCCAAGTTCTAGCTGCTGTAGTTGTATTAGTTAAGAAATTGGTAAAGGTGTTAGCAGCATTTTTAAGATTAAGTTTAAAGAGGGTTAATCCTGAAACCCCACCACTTCCATCTCTAGAAGAAGTTTCTATTTTATCCGTATTTAAATTGGTAAAGTTTGCATCTACTTCTGCAATGGTAAGCTTTGAGCCCTTGGCTACTCTATTAACTATAGTTGTCATTTAGTACTTCTAAAAAAGAAGGGGATCTCAAGGACCCCCTTACATACTAGTCTATATACATCTCAGTATCTTCTTTATCTGCTTTATACATAGTTATTTTAGAGCCTACGTAATAAGCTTTATTTAAGAATTTATCTAAGTGTACTTGAAATAGAAGTTTAGATGAAAGGATAGCTTCAGTTTGTTCTTCTACTGTTGGATATGTTGCTACACAAGCAGTTAAGGCAATATTAAATAAAACATCAACTCTCTAAATGAAGAGAGGTTATATAATCTTAATATTCAGTTATAACTATATCTATATCTACTGGCAGTTCTAAGGTAGGTTCTTCGACAACCCTTTCTTCTGCCTGTTCTATTTTTATTGGGGTGGAGTAGTTCACGATATTGAAGGTATGAGCATTATTCTCTTTCTTCTCAGTGAACAGTCCAAAGTGTTTACCTAATTGGGTAAGAGCCGCTATACGAGCAGCGTGATTTGAACCAGCACCTTCTCGTATAGCCTCTTTATATAATTTCTCAATGATTAATTCCGGTGAAAGATCTAAGGCCTCAGCCTTCTCTTGTAGGCCAAGAGATATATGGAACTGGATAGCTTCCTTTCTAGAAAAGGGATTATCTATTTTTGGGTTAAGGATTCCAGGGGTACAGGCTTCATGGGCTCGTGGATGCGAGAGGGTAGCTAAGTAAGTTCTAACATATAGCTTATCTATAGGAGTTAGTCTTGGTGAACTAAAGGAAACTACTTCTCCTTGCTCTGGTTCTAAATTATCCATTGAATTTATTACTCTTCTTTAGATTATCCTTAGCTAAGATAACTTGTAAATTGATTCCTACATGTAATCCACAAACATCAGGATGGTTTAAGGGGATGATATGATCTACTTGCCATTCTATTCCTGTAAGTTCTGTTCGTAATCTAGATAAAGAATAAGCTTCTTGGATAATTAATTGATCTAGTTCACCATAGTTGACAGAAGCTGTGTTAATTCCAGCTCTACGTTTAGCCTGGTTTCTATTTCTTACACCTCTATTATTTTTAGAGTATAGATGGTTTGATTCTTTAATCTTCTGTATATTTCCTTCTCTATAGATTTTTCTTCTTTTATTTATAGTATCTATATTTTTTAATTGGTACTCTTCATCCATTAGGATTTTTCTTCCTTTGTTATTCTTAACCCACTCTCTTGTTTTAAGGGCCACACAACTTTTACAGATTGAAGATGCTTTTCCAGAAGATTTATTTATAGGATATAAAGATAAACTTTTATCTAAGGAGCATTTACTACAAACCTTAGTAATCATTTAGCGACCCCTCCTAACTTGTTCCTTTTAAAGGAGCGATTAACAGATCTATCTTGTACTCGTGTATTTCCAGGTGAATTATCTAAGGCATTATGATTTTTATGATCAAGATCTTTCATATCTCCAACACGAACCTTTCCAGCCTTGATAGCTGCATACCTTAATCTGCCACGACTAGCCCTTTTCTTCTTTTGAGAGGGAGTGGATTCATATTTGGCTTCTTGTTTATAGTCTCGAACATATCCTGGCGAACTTGGGCACATAGTTATTCCCTTAGTTGATTTGATTAAAGAGTATATCGGCTAAAGTAAAGATAACTTTAGGATTAAGTAAAGTTGCCTTCTATTAGTACTATTAGTACTATTTCAATCCAATCACCCTTACTCATTCTCTCCTTATAGAGATATAATAATAATATACTATTGTATCATATAGTCTTATAGTCATAGTCTTATAGGGTCTAATGATACTATTAGTACTATATACTATAGTACATATAGATCCCTCCCCCCCATAAATGAGGTTATCGGCAACTATTGGAAAACCTTTAGCCTTTAGCTAAGAATGAACTTCGTAGAGTTTGCTAAGCTTTTTAAAGCTTAATCCATTTACCATTTATATATTTTAATTTATTATTTTTATAAAGTAACTAATAGCTAAATGACTTAACTTTATAAAAGTTAAACAAACCTACGGAGTTCCACTTAGCTAAAATGATCTTTGGGTACTGGTAGAACTATTAGTACTATACTTCTCTTTCAAAGAGTTCCCTGGGACTGTGGGTTCCTTCTATATATTTCGTTCTAGTCAATGAAGGAAAGGCTTTCATTTCCTGAGAGAGACTGTGGGAGATGGGTTCCTTCTATATATTTCGTTCTAGAGAGACTGTGGGATAGATTATATAGGTACACAGCCCTCAGTCCCCTCAGTACTAACCAACCCCCCTACCCTATGAATAAAGGGGGGAAATGGAAGTCCTTATAAATCAAGGGGTTAGCTCCTCTATTGACAACTGAGGGAACTATCTGATATAATCATCCGGTGGGTATCGTGGGCATAAAACCCCCAGTACCCTCCGATTCCTTATATACACTTCCCCAATTTCCAGGGTACTTGACAATCTCGCAGGAAATGTTAATCTATAGTCACTGGAGCAAAACAGCTTCCTGTTATACAAGCTTGACATTGGGTCAGTTACTTGTTAATCTATAGTCACTGGAACGGCACAGCGTTCTAAGGGTTATACTTACTTGACATTGGGTCAATTACTTGTTAATCTATAGTCACTCAAGGATACGTGTATTTAGTGTAGGATTGAATCTAGGCAAATGAGCGCCTAGTGGGAATGACTGACAATCATCCCAATGGAGTCACAATAAAAATCCACCCATAGGAGTGGTATGTGGCAAGAGGTCATGCTTGACCGGAATGGAATTTCAAAGTAGTCACAAGGTAGCATCATCAAACCTT